CTCATACTCATTTTTACTCATTTTTCTCTATCCCCCGATGGGTTTGCAGCTGGTTTATTACCAGTGCGGTTCTCTGTCCTTGCAGACTCTTCTTTCTTATCCTCATTCTTTCCTCCAGAAACATTGACGTTCTTAGCAGTTTCCTGCTGTTCAACTATTCCTTCTGGGTTCAATCCTCTTTCCAGTCTTACTTCCTTAGGAGAAAGAACTCCCTCTGAAAGGTATATCATGTCAGTCTTTGCTTTCACAAAGGCATCATCCACATTCATTTGACGGAATCTAAACTTAGATTCGCCTGAACCTACTTGTGGCATAAGCTGTTGATTAAGGGCTGATTCTATAGCAGCCTGAAGATGTTTTACATACGGTTCAAATATAGGACGTGCCTTTTCAGGTTGTTCCCACATCGTCATAGGGACTTTCAAAGCCATATGTATCTTTTTAAGTATGTCGTCTGTATATTTACCATATTCAAACGCTCGTTGCGTGCCTTGAAGTTCCTTGACTTCAATATCATTACCGTGTATAATATCTTCACCGGGTTCTAATCCGTTGAAGGCTGATACAATTTCATTAATCTTGTCAGGACCATAAGGCATATCGGGAAGTCCAGCGCTAATATCAAACCGACTATTAGCGTATTTGTTGAGAGCAGCGCCAATATCCCGTTCCGCATAATCTTTAAGGTCAACCAAATAAAGAATTGGATGGATGTCAGACAGACCATAAGCATAATCATCGAATGGGTTATTCTTATATTCAATTATCTCATCCTCCTCAAATCTCACTGATTCTTTATCTTCTCCCAAATCTTGGAAGTAATATTTAATCTGTCCATTTTCGTCTCGTTGAACATACATGTTCTGAGAGGACCTTAATACCAGATTATCTCCTGTCCATTCCATGTAGCTTGTTCCGAAGATTCTTCCATTGCGTAACCAGCTATATAATAACTGGTCGATGTTTATATCATCGAAAAGCTTAGTGATAGCCTCGCGCTCCGTATCATCATCGGTTACTATGTCGTAACTATCCTTAGAGGCGTATAGACATGGTAAATCAATAAGCGTGCGGACTATAGGGTCTGCTAAATACACGTTCATGTAAGTACGATAATCCCCAACCTGCGGTTCTTTCATCGCTCCACCACGCCCGAAGGCATTGGATTGCAGTTGAATCCGGCGTATAACTCCTTCACCGAAAGAGCGAGGGTCATCTTTACTGAACGGTGGTTCAGTTCCCTTAGTCGCAAAAGCGCGCCTTTTGAAAGGCCAATAATCAGTCAAAGCCATGGCTATCAGTAATACTATGGGGCCAGTAGTATATAAAGCTTTCGCTAAATACCGCCCGGAGACTGCTTATTAATGGTAAAAGTACGTGAAGTTTTACCAAAAACGGGAGTTGCGCCACTATATTTTTGTGGCATCGGTGTCTTATTACTTACATTGACTGAAGCAAATGAAGATTCGGGTGGTAACATACCTAAACAGGCGTGTATACCTATCACAGAGCTATCACAATAGTCATCATGCTTACCATCAGGCGCAGCAATCTTTTCAGTCTTATTAGCTGCATCCATAACATATTCTAATGTTACATGCTCTTTATACCATTTATTCACCAACCTACTCTGGTCTGGAGGTAGGTTTTTAGGGTCAGGGACCTTAACAAGGCCCTGTTGCACGTATGACACATAATCTCTGTAGACCTGTGTTTTAGTACCTTTCGGTCCACCTGTAAAGATGAACGGTATAAAATGTATTTCTTCTTTGATACAATCAATTCTTATATCTTGTTCAATCGCTCCACCAATACCCGTAGCGTCGATAACGACCCTACCAGCGCCATAATTAACAGCAACATCCATAATACGCTTTCGCTGATATGGTATATCATGTCCTCCTGTCTTAGGACTAATTTCTTCAAGGTAGATAAGATTGGCAATATTCTCGTTGTCATCTTTTTCAAGAGCCCAGACACTGATAACAGTAGAATTAACAGATTTCCCAATGTCAACACCCACAACACAATTTGGATATTTTTCTCCGTATTCGACAAAGGTATTTCCTGTGAAGCATCCACGTAATAGTTCGGGATTGAAGATGTTCGAGACCGACTCGACGAACTCGCACTCATATTCTGTCCTCCAATATATTGAATCTTCCCCCCATTCCATCATCTTCGTTAACATATCTTCTTCACTGTATGGTGGAGAATAAGCTCTCCCCATTTTCACTGCGTCTCTCCATGTAAAATGTAATCTATCAAAACTATCTGCATAATCCTCATCATATAAATATCTATACATATGGTTCTCCTTACTCTTTGGAGTACCTAGATTAACAAAGGGAGCTCTATTAGATAAAATACAAGGCTCTACATTATCAATAAATAATTTATCATCAATTAATGGGCTCTCATCCACTATTAAGAATGTAGGATGTTGCCCTCGAATAGCTTGACCTTGATTTGAAGCTGCGATAGGGGCTCTACGAAGTATCGTACCACCCTTCATTGTGATATTAGGTTTATTATGAAATCTAAAATGGTCTATCAAGCTCATTAAAAAAGCATTGTCAGCAAAATGCCTATAGACATAATTAAAAATAAGTGATGCTTGGTCCTCAGATGGAGCCAATACGAATACTAAATCTCTAAAGCGTTTAAAAAACATATATATTGTTGCAGCCACTGAAAGGGCATAAGATTTGCCACTGCCACGTGGAGCCAATATTGCTACCTTACGATGCTTTGTGGGGTCACCGGCAGGATATGTTAAACACTTAACAACAATTCTCTCCTGTAAAGGTCTAAGTTTTAAAGGTCTTCTTTTTTGGTCAATAAGATAACTTTCACAGAAAGCTCTTATCAATAAAGTCATTCTCTTTTCATCTTCTCTACACTTTTCAAAAACTTCCTCCAGTGCTCTACTATCGTGTGCTAATTTACCACTAATAGCTGCGTTCAGGTTCTTCTGTTCGTTTTTCACTGGGGGTATCATCTGGGGTGTCATCTAAATCTCCTAAGAATGCCATAAAATTCTCTGTGTTCTGTTCGGTTATAGTAGGAACTTCAATATTAAGAGAGCGGAACTCAGTGTGAATATCCCTAATAATAGAGTTCCTCTGTCGCAATAGCTCTGTTCGTATGTCAACATCCCGAATAGATATAGTAATTTCTTTCCAAAGCACGTCTTCAAGCCACAGATTTCGTGCCAACAGGCGGACAAGCTCTTTATGACGTCCATATTCAGCTTCTCCCACCCGTTCACGTAATCTAGCCTCTATTTCTTCAACCTTCACAGTTTCTTAGACATATCTCGAATTTCAGCCATAAGCTGTTTCTCTACATCTTTTGCTGTGTGGTCTACTTCTGCTAGTATAGCTTTTTCTAGAATTGCAGCTTCTAACTTAGCTTTCTGAGTTGCATCCATCTTAGCTTTCATAGCCTTTGTGAGGTACTTCTCATATAGCGCTTCCATTTCGTCCTTATGCTGTCTCATGAGCTTCGCATACTGCTTTCTAACCATAAGTCTAAAAGCAGGAACTTTCATCCATGCTACTGCACAAGCGATAGCAGCTACAACGACTAGTCCACCAACTACCATTATGTTATCCATTAACATATCAAGAATTGCTGAATCGTTCTCTACCAAGCCTGACGTCATGTTTGTAGTCGTCTCGTTGGTTGCCGTTTCGTTATTTGTTTCGTTTGTCATAGGTTTTCACCGTATTATGTAATACACCGTGCTAGTATATAAAGCTTTCGTTGTGTGGCCCCCAGAGACGCGTATTGCGTAAGTATCCTGTGGGTTCGTGGTCTTGTGAGAGCCACGTATACTTATAGGGCACATCACTATATAAAGCTTATGTCTATTCTACTACTTTTTACCTTTAATAGGTAGTGTAATTCCTTCTGTTTTGCTATCAGTAATCTCTGATTCAATCTTATGTGCTTGTTCTTGCGCTTTAGCTTCTATCATTTGTGCTTGCTTCTGCGTCGATTCATTATAATCAATAACAGATTGTGCCTTTATCTTATAGAATGCTGTCTTCTCTGCTTGTTCTTGTTTCCAAACATCTAGAGCATCTTTAATAATTAGAAGGGCTGGCCCACCTAATATAGCTATCAAAGTTGTATATGCTTCAATGTTTTCAAGAACAGCTGCGTTATTAAGTCCGCTATGTATAACGAAACCTGCAAACCCAACCCAGAGTAAAACTAAAGGTACTGCAATCATAAACATAAATACATCGTTAAATGTAGTTCCTTCTTTTGCTGTGTCTTTACTCATATTTTCAGTCCTCCTTTTCTTTTCCGTTTGTTTTGTTTGTTTTTTCTGTGGTAACTTTAACTTCGGTAATCTTAGTCTCGGTATCCAGAGTAGATGGCGTATATTCCATCTTATTATCTTTAATATCAAGTGAAATGCTATAGTCGCCATCATCAAGCACGCTATAAACGCGAGTACTATTGCTAACATCTCTAGAACATAGAGAGGCGTCATCGCTATTCATGTGCCTCCACTCTTATCATTGGTATATCAAACTGTTGTTGATATATATAATCTTCTAATTCTTCATCCCATACGAGTAATGCTACCCACATAGCCCATTCACCTTCTGTTTCATTAAGTTCTTCAAAGGTAAAATTGAACCAGTGGTTATCCCAATCTTCACCATTAATAGTTAAATGTGTATCTGACCAATTATAATCACCAGATTCTTCATGCCATACATCTACATAAACTAAAGCAGATGCAGTATAATCACTACATTCAGCATCTATATCTGTTAATACGGATATACCGTCTGCATCTGGGTCTACCCAGAAGACAGACATGTTATCTGTTTCTTCGTTATACCAACCGGGATAAAAATGTACTGATGTAGAATTACATTCAGGTTCTTCATATTCATCTTCATAATCACATGAGCCATCATCTTCAGTGGCTTTATCATCATAATTATTAGCAT